GCTACGTGAGATTCTATGAATTAACATAGCATCTTCCATTAACACATATTGTTTAAAGATACGACGAGCTGGTTCCAAATATGAACGACCATAAGGTAAATAGTTAACATCTGTTAACAATCTAAAGTGAGCCATTTCATAATTATCAAAATAAATACCTGGTTGGTTTTCATTAAATGAACCTAAAGTAGGGGAACCATAATAACCTGAACCACCAGCAAAAATACCTTCTGGTGAATACCTAAACCTTACAGCATTTGGATGTTCTTTATCATAGTTTTCTTGTCTTTCAATATGATATGCAGTATATGGGATTACATTATAAACACCATATTTTTCAGCAATTTCTAATTTTAAGAAAAAGTCACCATATTTACACATTTGGCGAATCCAACTCCATAAATTAAATTCAATGTTTAATACATCATAAAATAAGTTGTATAATACTTGTTGAATATCTTCATTATTTGATCTAATTTGTAATACCTCTCCTAAATCATTTTTTAATGTAGATTCATCTGAAATAATATCAAGAGCAGAAGCAACAATAGCATCATAATCCATATTATCATAGTCTGAATAGACCGTAGTACGTAAGTATTGCCAGTTTAAACCAATTTGAGAACCTAATAATGAGGTAGAGGCAGGAGAATACAAACGATTATACCTATCCATTAATGAGTTAGTAGCAATATCGCCTGAACGTTGAATTGAATCAACATCCATTACTTTTAATTCGTTACCTCCTTGATTACGAATGATAACGTCTGTTGAAAACAGGCGTTGTAATCGGGTAAATAAACTTTTATCAGCCATTTTTATGTTTTATTATATACTATAAATATTTACAAAATCCAACTAATGTCCTCCGTTCCCTTATCTGTTTGAATGGTATATGGATTTTTTACTTGATTTGGATTATAAGCACCAACATACGTACTCTTACTCATATTTCCAAGCGTAGCTCGAGTCATGTCGTGAGATTGTTGTTGGAATTTTAAAGATGTATCTCTTAAATACATAGCAATACCAAAGGGCATTACTAAATCATCATTATAACCTGTTTGAGCTTCGGGTCTACCATTTTTCCATACGAATACTTTCATCTCTTCAACTAAACGTTTCGAGCGAATTGTCACGGAACGATCACCAACAAATTCTCGGAATTTATTGACAATTAATGGTCTAGTACGCATTGACATTGTAAATCCAGGGGTCATATCGGATGAACCCTCGTATGTCTTTAAATACGACTCTGCTGTGAGTTGATCTGACTTTGGTGATTGATATAAATTGCGATAACCTCGTTCAATTACAGCATCAATAGTTGCCCAACCAATAGAAGCATTTTCAACTACAAGTAAAGCATTATTATATTCGGTAGCAACACCTACTAGAAAATATCCAAATTCTTTAGTAGGTAATTGCCCTTTATATTCTGCAACTTGTACGTTAGTGGCAATATCGATTACGTGACAAGTTGAAAAATCTTTACCATCGCCTCTGGCTACGTCAGCTACTACCATATAATCTCTTGTATAGTCTGCTGGTTCCCATACCCAAAAGTTCTGGTCAGCGCCTCTTCTTTCAAGAGGATCTTTTATTGTTGTTTGTGTGATAAATTCTAACCATTCTGAATAGAATACTATATCACCTGAAGTACTAAAATCGCAATCACACTCTTGTGCTGCTAATCTAGGATCTCCTAATAATTCGTCTTGACGTTTTCTCCATTCTTCATTTCGTTCAGGGTGAACAAACCAAGGTAATTTAATAGGTAAAAAGTCATTTTCAGAATTTTCTGCTTTAATCCACGTTTGGTGGAACCAGTTACCTGTACCGTAAGGAGTAGATAATACAATCGCACCACCACCCGTTGCTAAAGTTTGTTGAGCTGATGCCCAAATCTCACCAATTTGTTCAATGAAAGCTGCCTCATCGACAATCAATAGAGAAACGGCTTCTGAACGACCTGCATCACTTGATGCTGAAGTTGCTTTAATTTGAGATCCGTTATTTAATCTTAATGTTAATTTATTATGTTCGTCTGCTGGTATTTTAAGCCATGAAGGTAAATTATCAAACATGAATTTAACTTTCGTTACCATGTTTTTAGCTGTTTCTTGCTTAGTTGCAACACACAACACGTTTTTATCTTTATGAAATAGCATTAACCATAAAGAATAACCTGCGGCTAATGTTGATATACCTAACTGACGTGATTTTAATACAATTGAATATGGATTATCTCTCCATAAATGTAATACTTTATCTTGGAATGGGTATAAATTGAATATTACACGGCCACGTTGTGGGTGCTGAATATTACAGTATTTTTTCATAAAGTGGGCAGGGTCAGCTGCACATTTAATGTATTCCTGTCTTATAATTTCTCTTAAATCTTGGCTCATTTTCCTAGTTTCCAGTACATTCGGCCAGATACTACAGGAATAAGATTTTGATTAACTCCAATACCTAAACCAAATGCTTGTTTTTTCTTGGTTCTATATAATCCTTCAACACCTATATAATTTAATTGATCTAAATTACCTGTTACTCCAAAACCAGTATAAAATTCTCTTTTATTAAGAATAATAGTTTTTTCAATTGTAATTTTTGGAATTAATAATTTATAATTAACATTACGAGATGTAATTTTATTTTTACTAATAGTATCTTTTACTAAAACATATCCTAATGTATCTAAAGATAATGTATCTTCATAATAATATTTAGAATAATAATCATTTAAAATAGCAGATGTATCAACTTTTGTTAAAAAAGTATCAATGTTTATTTTAGTTTTAATACGTGTTTTCCATTTTGGAACATATTGAAGTACTTTTTTTTCTACTGAAATATATTCGGTTTTTGTTTTGGTAATAATTTGAGGATCTGTAGTTTCTTCACCACATGATTTCATTAAAATAACGATAACTAACACTACAATAAGTAATGTTTGAATATTACCAAAAACCTTTTTCAAAAAATTCATAATATTAATTTTCTTCGTCGTCAATTGAAGGGTTAATCATAGCTTCAATTTCTTTCTTAAGTTTAGTTAAGTTTTTTAATTGAGTTACGTATTTATCTTTTTCAGCACCTTCAGCACTCTTATAGTTGTTAACAACAGCTTTCATTTGCTTTGTTACTTCTTCGTACTTTGATTTTAATTTAGCGATTGAAGAATTTGCAGCAATATCTTTTGCTGTTGGTTCCATATCATCCATATCCTCTTCTTTTAACTCAATGTCAACACCTTGAGCTGTAAGTTTTTTAATGTCGGCTGGGTTAGATGCTTTGGGCATTACTACAGTACCACGAGTTTTGTCAGTATCTACTTCTGTTAATTCAGATACAATCATTTCTTTGATATACTCTTTTAATTCAGATTTTTTCATTATGAAGATTTTGTTATAAATATTACAAAGAAAGTGCAGATTTAACTTGTGCAATACGTTCTTCTGTAGAACCTTTTATATTTACCAAATTTTTAATTCTCCATTTATTGCTATCTAGCTGATGTTTGATAATAAAATCAATTAAATTGCGATATTCAACATCAGTTTCACGAACACCATTATCTTCTATTTCAACACCTTCTGGAGATACATAAAATAAATAATCGTATTCAGGTAACATTCGTATTGCTAAATGAATAAAATCTTCAGCTTCATGATAATCAATTGATTTAGCTGCTTTAGTAAATGCAATGACATCAACAATAGTGCGATCTGTAATAATGTTTTCGCACATTAATTCACTAGCTCGTTCAGCTAAAAATACAATTTGACCTTTAATTGTTGAATCTGTGTTTAATGGAATACCTAATTCCATCAAATACTTTGAACGCTCAGTTCTAAACTGATAATCCTTAAATTCAGGTAATTCTTTCAACGCATTAACAAGCGTTGTTTTACCTACTGACATTGTTCCGCAAAATCCTATTTTCATAATTGTGATGATCCTGGTAATACTCTATAACTATCTTCTTCAAAATGTTTGGTTGATACTTCAAAAATTGTAGCTCCTTCAGTAAGTGCAATTAATTGATGTGGTTGACCTTGTTCTAAATCTACAACATCTCCTTCAATAATCCTAGTTGACTTAATAATTGCTTTTTCAGTATCAATCCACCTATATTCAAATTCTCCTTTAGACACATACCATGATTCTTCTTTAATTAAATGGTAATGCATTGAGAATTTTTTATCTTTTTCAAATACAAGGAGTTTACCACAATATGCTTCATGATTTACAATCCAAAGCTCGTAACCCCATGCTTTCTCATATCTATCTCCTTTACGAGGAATTGGTTCATACTTGTGTCCCATTTTAAAATCTATTTGTGCCTCCTTTTGATGATGCTTGTTTATACCAAGGCAATCCTTCACGTTCTCTCCTTGCTTCTTTCCATTGTTCTTCAGTAAACTGAATTCCATTTAAATAATATTCACGTTTACGATTATCACCTTGTGGAATATGTGCTGGACCATCCCAATTATGTAATTTATTATCAAATACATAAGCAATAGTACCATCTGCTTTAGTTAATTTTTTAGCAGCTTCATATTTTCTATTTATTTTTTCTTCCATATTATTTTAGTTAAATATATCTCCATGAATATTATCCCATTCACAAATATACGAAACATTTTCTGCTTTTCTAAATTTATCTAAAAATGATTCAGCAACATAAATTGCTTGTGCTCCTGATACTGTAATGCCACGTGCTGATAAAGCATCGCCTACAAAGTGTACGTTTGGATAATCAGTTAATGCTAGGTTAGAATAATCTACTTTTACCTCAGGTGAAAGATATTTTACTTCAGGAATATAAATACCCCAATCATCTCCTAATGTTGGGAATACTTTTTTCATATCATCAATAAAATCAACAATGTATTCAAAAAATCCATCAAACGCTTCCATTACTCCTAATAATTGTAACCAACTAATTTGAGTTGCACTTACATCCTTACCTTCAGATGTAGTTGATGGTTGACGAGAAGGACTATAATATAAACCAGTACCATTTGATTGTATTTTATTTACTACATCACGTGACCACTTAAATGGATCTTCAATACCATTAATTTCCATTAAAATACCAAAGTTAGTTATATTGTTTCTATATGCTTCATCTTTTTTAGCGTGGCCATTGTAGCTATGATCACCATATGTTTCTTCTACAGCAACATAAGCCGCATTATTATTTGTACAGAATGAGCGAAGTGAAACACCTTTATCATCAAATTTTCTATATAACTTAAAGTCATATGAAATATCAATTAGTTTTTGAAAGTGTTCTTGTGGTGCTTCAAAACGTACTCCAATTTGTACTGATTTAGGTTCATCTGGTAGTTCGTATTGGTTGGCTAGTTGTTGTGCAAAGTCGATACCTGATTTGCCTACGGCAAAAATAAGTTCATCATATGATAATACTTTTACTACCTCACTAACTGGAGGACCTTCATACTTTAATTCATTAATATCAAAATCTATACTTGTAACTTTAGATTTCCAAATAAATTTAACACCTTTCTCAACTAAATAATCGTACCAATTTTTAGCAATCTCAGATAGATAATCTGT